TTATTCAAAATTAGTATTCTACATCTCAATAAGATGTTTTTCTTCAATGTCCGTAAGGTAGTTATCATCCAAATTTGAATAAAACTACCTAGTAACCACGCAACACGAGAACCAGCGCAAGCAGCCTCAACGTAGCGCGATCAGCGGCTCCCTATCCCCCAGTTCCGCCCACCCCCTTTCCCTCATCAAAATCAGGGATTCCAAGACCGCAAGGGACATAATCCAAAATAAGCCCCTCTGACGCACAAACAGCCATCGGGATTAGGAATTTATCATCTTTGGAATAAAAGTGGCTCAAATCGCAAGGAAATGCCCGTTACGGGTAAATCACATATCAGCCACGCCACACGTATGAGTTCAGACGGTTGATCCAGCCCCTCAAAAAGACCTTCTGTGACGGGTTTTTCTCCACTATGCGGTGGAAATAGTCATAACGGGCTTTCCAGTACCTCTCAAATAACTCCCTTTGGTCGGGGTACGAGTTAAGGGCTTTGATGGTCAAGGTGCCGCATATACCGTCAGCCTTCACCCCCAAGATACGCTGCATCATCCTTATCGCCGTGCGGCAACCAGAACCCCAACAGCCTTGGAACAGGATATCAGCAACACTCTGACAGTCGATATCCCATCCACGGATTTCCGCCCAGTAGCCGTTATATGCTATTTGATACACCTCCTCATCCGTTATTTTTTTGAGATCATCAACGGTCTTGTGATTGCCGAAATAGGCTCTGTATGTCCGCAATGTGACCCCCTTGTTTGTTGCCCCTCCCCTGTCATTTGGATGGTTAACGAAGCCTCCCTCCCATTGCAATGTGTGTTTGAGTATAGGTGCGAAATCAGCCATGTCCTTAATTGATGTTTTAATTGAAATAATTTATCGTAATTTAATATAAATATTTTTGGATATTATTAGAAGATTTTGTAAATTTGTATATTGAATTAAAAAATTAAATAAAACATATAAAATATTGGTTATGAATAATTTTGAAAGTATTGTAAAAATCGTCCAACCCAAAAACAAGAAGGGTGGTGACAAACTCCGTGAACTTCATTTCAAAATCAACCGTTACATATTCCGCCGTGCGAAGATGCCGATGACCGAAAGGGCGGTAAAGATGGTGGTACAAGATCTCAAAACATACGTCAGGGAACTGGAAAATCTGGACTGTTCAAAAATCGGTGATGAAAAGAAAAATGAGATGCTTGGCATAATGAAGGGTTACATCGCCGATCTCGCCATGTATGAGGTAAAGGACTTTGACCTGAACGATGTAAAAAAAACATTGAGTTATCGTTTGTCTGAATGGATAAAGGGCAAGGAAAGTAATGTCGATGACCTTCTGGACATGATGAAGATGAACAAATGGGTTCATGATGCCTATGTGGTTGACAACGGCATAGAAAACAGACAGTTCAATGACATGCAAAAAGAGATATCAGACAAGATTTTTGAAAAATTGAAGTATTGAGGTTGTGATTTCCTTTAGAATTTATAGTACTTACAACGCTATTCTCTTCAAATTTTGATTAGAATATGCTGTGATTTCCTTTAGAATTTTAGTACTTACAATGTCATTCATCTAAATGATGGCGACAGCACCCGTCACCACCATCGCCATAATTCCCATAGTAGGTTGAGCCATAGTTGTTGTCATTGTTCATATCTTTGTTGATGTCTCCGAACGTTATCTCCGTGTCCTTGTGTTTGACCTGTACCTCCTTGCCGTTCTCGACAGCCTTGATGCCGCTCGCAAGGGCTGCGAAAGCAAAAAGTTCACCTACACTCACAAGCACTGTGTTATCTATCTTACCTTTTGGCGGCAAAAGGAAGCCAGCCACCAACAATGTGATCGAGACTGACAACGAAATGAAGAATATTACCTTGTGGAATTCCATCGCATGAGAGAAATCCGTCATCAACTGTCTGAATGCCCGTTTCATGATCCGTCATAATTTATGTTATAATCCTCATCGCAAAGGGTATCCAAAGGCAATACGAACGTAACCACGGCATATACCCCAGCGCACTCGTCGTTAAACCTTTGAATGAAAGGCACATACTCGATTTGCCCCTCAACCTGACAACCTACCGCCTCATTGAAATTCCTTATGACATTCCGCAACACCGAAATGCCTTGGCTCTCAATCATTATGGTGTTGTCCTTGCTTTCCGTAAGCCTGTCTATATAGAAAATATTGACATTCCAGTAGAAAAATGATTCGTCCTCCCTGTGCCTGTTCTCTGTGATGCCTCCGACGCAATATTCCGCCTTGGGGTCGTTGTTAATCTGATATATATCAGTATTATACACCGTCCTTATGTTCGGCTGCTCCAAGAAGATGGCATTGAGCGTTGTATATAGTTGTTCCAATGTCATTGGTCACTCCATCTTTTGTATGTTATTCTTTTCGGGTTCCGCTCCCCTCCCAGCCAAATTGAGCAATTGGCGTGCGAATAGAGGTTAGCCGATATGTATGCGCAACATCCGCAACAGGTTACGTTGAAGAAGTCATTGTTTTTCAACACATAATTCTGAATAGACCAAGCGTATCTTGACGCTATCTGCAAATAGTACTGGCGCAACTGTCCACGGTCATCAAAGGAAATATTGGACGCTTTCTCATCATAATTCTCAACCACCCCCATATTGACGAATTTCTGACCAATAATCAAAGTCAGCCTCGCTATCACCTGATAGCAAAGGAAAGGTTGGATGTAGTCATCAAGAAGCACCTTATATAACTCATTGTCAGCATCGGATATAGTGCCGTCAGCCACCATTCCACGCAACTTGTCGTAAAGATCCTCGCCTATGATTTCCTGCAAGTCGAATTCCTGCGCCTCCCTTATGGCTGGCAATATCTTCTTGTCATAAAGGTTGTCGGTTATCTCCGTCTGACTTTTGATGTAGTCAACGGATGTCAGTAATATGTCGTTTTTGCTCATCTTGTTCCCTTTATGTTAAATATTATGCTATCGTCCACCCTTTATCTGATATAGTGGTCTTCTGATTGTCTGTCAATGCGTTCTTTGTTTTCGTTGACAACTTCACGGTCTTGGTTGATGTCAGCTGTGGCAAGGCATCAACAAAAATCGCAAGTGATTCAACATCAGTCCAGTTTGTTAATTTATTGAAATCATATTTTGTTACATTATCAGAAGCGTTGAAGAATTTTGATGACACACGAAAATCTGTTACAGCTGGACAGTTAAAAGTATAGTCATCAAAAGCATACAACATTGAGGATAAATCAAATGATGACAAATCCAAGGATGCCAGTGATTCGCATCCTTGAAACATCCAATTTATACTTACCACTTTTGAGGTGTCGAAATTGGACAAATCCAATGATGTTATTTTGTGGCAATTGTTGAACATTTCATGCATATCCGTGACTTTTGATGTGTTCAAATTGAATTTCAACTCCTTCACAAATGAGCAATCACTAAACATGCCGCCCATGTCCGTCACGTTGGAAGTATCCATTAACGATACATCTATTATAGACAAGTTATTGGCGTTGCATCCGTGGAACATACGTTCCATTGTGGTCACGTGGGAAGTGTCCAGGTCAAATTTAGTCAATGAAGTCATCATATAACGGGTATAAAAAGCATGTTTCAAGCTAGTCAGCGTTTCCCCCGTATATTCCGAAAGATAGAAATTCGCTTTATCCGTGGTCATCTCTACCGTTGTTCCGCTGTTCTCTTCGTCCACATAATTGAATGTCACCGATATCTTATATGGCGTACCAGTCGTGGTGTATATGATAGTTCCCTCTATCACGTTGTTAGTAGGCGTGGGCGAACCGCTCGGATAGACCTTCTTTGCGCCTATCCAAGCACTCGCAACCGCCTTGCCGCCCAAGTATAACTTTGATATTTCCTTATTTCCTATGTATATCATTACTATTCAGTTACCAAGTATAATGTAGTATTTGACTTTGACGTTATCGCCTCGTACTCGCTTGCCGTCCCCTGCCAAATGTCTAATATTCCGCCACCGTTGACAAATCCCGAATCATTGGTCAGCTGGCTTGTCTTTGTCGGGACGCTCGGAATTTCAGTCTTCAACGCATAATCATTCAACTTTGTGTCAGTCTGTGTTTTGGTATAGTACTCATCAAGCGACTGATGTTCAGTCAAATAGCCTTTATCATTCTCGAAAGCCGATACCTTGGTTGGAACAACGGGGATATCGGTTTTGAGCGCATATTGTCCCAAAGCTGCCTTATCCGCCTTTGCGTCAAGCAAATTATCCGTATCAGTTTTTGTGTAGTACTGTGAAGGATCAAATGTCCCAGATTGCGTTATCTTGTTATCAACCTCCTGTTTGTTGTAATAGTTATCTGCTATTCCAGCATTTGTTGCATAGTCACTGTCGTTGGTCAACTCGCTTGTCTTGGTCGGCAACTCCGTCTTTTTGGCGTAATCAGCCAATTTCCCGTCAGTCTGCGTCTTTGTATAGTAGTCTGTCCCCAACGATGAAGAAACAGCCTCCAAAGCGGTCTTATCTGCCTTTGCGTCAAGCAACTTGTTCGTGTCCCCCTTGGTGTAGTAGTTGGTGGGGTCAAACGTTCCGCCGCCAGCAATCTTTGCGTCAACCTCCTCCTTGTCATAGTAGTTAACCTCTATCTCTGCGTTGGTTGCGAAATCACTATCATTGGTCAGCTGGCTTGTCTTGGTTGGAACAACGGGAATTTCAGTCTTCAACGCATAATTATTCAGTTTAGTATCCGTCTGAACTTTTGTATAGTACTCATCTAATGATTGATGTTCCGTCAAATAACCCTTATCATTCTCAAACGCTGACACCTTGGTTGGAACAACGGGTATATCAGTTTTGAGCGCATAATCATTCAACTTTGTGTCGGTCTGAACTTTTGTATAGTAGTCATCCAATGACTGATGTTCAGTCAAATATCCTGAATCATTTGTCAACTGTGATGTCTTGGTCGGTATTGCATCCTTGTCCGCCTTGTTTCCTAACTTGGTGTTGATGTCGTTGAGCGATGCCGCAATGACCTTCTCATTATCCTCGATGACCTTGTTTATATTCGCCGTGTCAGCCTTTCTTTCCTCTACCTCCGTGGTCAATGCGTTAGCGTCTGCCTTCGCATCCAGTTTGGTGTCGATATCCGCCTTGTCATAGTACTCCGTTGAAATTGATGCCTCCGTAAGATAACCCTCATCATTCTCAAAAGCCGATACCTTGGTAGGAACAACGGGGATATCGGTTTTGAGCGCATAATCATTCAACTTAGTATCCGTCTGAACTTTTGTATAGTACTCATCAAGCGACTGATGTTCAGTCAAATAACCCGAATCATTCGTCAACTGTGATGTCTTGGTCGGTATTGCATCCTTGTCCGCCTTGTTCTTAAGTTCAGCGTTAACACCATCGCAACATTTATTCAAATCCGTCTTTGTGGCGAATTTGATGTCAGTCTCCTCCTTGGTATAATAGTCACCAGATGAAAGATAAGCATTCTTATTTGGTAAATAAATGTCGTTTTTGCCAGTTTTCAAGTAAACCATTATTCAACTGTTTTTTCATTGTCATTATTTTCTATTTTGAAAGGATCAATCGAAAGAACGTCCTTCTGGCTATATATCCTCTCAAACGTCCTCGCCAACATCTTCTGTATAGGCTGGACACATGTCCTGTTATATAGTTTGAACGATTCGCTGAATTCCTGCTCGTTGAAGCCCGTTGATTCGGTCATCAACCCAAACAAGGCTGGAATAGCCCTGAAAGCCACGAAAATCTGCTCCCTCACCCTCTTCGCCAAATCATTATAACGACTGTCAAAGTCATCAGTCCCAAGTTTGGTAACGGTTGTGGTGTTCTTTGTGCTTTCGTTGAACGCTAACAGCACACGCCCTGCATTGCCCGAACCTGCGAACTTTTCATTGAACATTCTCTCTATTTCCTCCTTGGCATCATCAGATGGTATTCCGTTGTTCAAATTCACGATCACGCTACCCAAAAAGTTGTTGGAAATCTCATTCAAATGAAAATCCGCTATCTTGGTGTCAATCAACACATCTTTCACGGCTGATGACCACATAGGCGAACCGTATGCACCCCTTGATTGCGGCGACTTCACCATGACCACCGATGATATCACCTCCCTGTTGTCAGGAATGAATTTCGGATATACAATGGTCTTTACCCTTCCATAGGAATGCGCCCAATCATCGCTATAATAGAATGATTGGTTATCCTTATCTGTCCTTACCTTGTTAGCGTCTATCCAGTTAAGTTCAGCCACATCACCGTTCCTGTTTCTTATCACCTGTATATAGGCATTGCCGAATGTAAGATAATCCGTTGATATTTTGGCGATCAAATCCGCTATGGTGTCGCCCTTTCTGTTGACCGCCTTATCCTCTATGCCAAAAAGATAAACCTTATCGCCTCCGATGTAGTTCACCGTTCCGTTGATGATGGACTGCAAGGTTGAGCAATTCTCGAAAAGCGACAAAAGGAACTCGCTGTAATGGTTGTCATCTCCATAGGTCACGTAACCCTTTCCGCTTATCTCCTTCTCCTCTGGCTTTGGAAGGTTTTCGGTGATAAATGGATTAATCGCCGATAATTTCACGGGGATTCTATCCTCTGTATTGCTTATATTCTTTATTTCCTTCATATTGTGATTTTGTCGATCTGTTTATGTATTCGCCCACTTGGCATAATCCCTTCACGGCTACTTCAATGGCATTGCCGTCTATCGTCGATTTCTCAATGTCATTCGGGTTTATCACTATCTCCTTCTGTCCGTCATTAGGCACAAGCCAATAGGTATACTCCCCGTTTGTCAAGTCTATCTGAACGTCCTTGAACACATAGTATATTGATGATGTGTCCGTATCCGTGACATTCATCTGATGAACGGTCTTGTCAAGGTTATTTTTTAACAACAAGGTATAATTCATGGTCAAATTAGGCTGATTTAGTATAAATATATTAACAAATAACCCCCGAACCTCAACGATATCGGGGGCAAATAAAAGAATATGGAAAATAAATTCTACTCGTTGTCTGGTGTCACCTCGGCGACAAGAGTGCTGTAATCGAACTCCACTGGTAAAGGGAAAGCACCACTGTCATTGAGGGTGATAGAGTAAGAGTTGGCATCAGTCATAGCCGCACCAGTCTGACCCGTTCCTGTGGTCGCCTCAACTGGATTGGAATAGCCCAAATACCAAGACTTTCCGTTGGCATCCTTCACGATGCAAGCCACCTGACCGACAGCCAAGGCAAGCATCTGGACACGCTTTGATGTTGACATTCTTGAGAATGTGGCAACAAGGTCGGTCGATACGTAATTCACGCCGTTGGTCGCATCGATGTTCAGCGTTGATGTCATGGAAGCCGCACCACGCCTGAAATAGAACGGATAGAACTTGGCGGTTGTTTCAAGGGTTATCCCCGAAATCGCTGATCCGTCCTCGTTCAGTTCAACGGTCTTGACAGCATCATAATCACAGATATATACTTTTGAGACACCTCCCGTCGATGTGTTGCACGACAGACCGATACCTTTTAGATTCTGCAAACAAGCCATTTTATATAATAGTTTAGGTTATTATTTTTCAAAAAAAGGGGCTATTTATAGGATAGCCCCGTTATCATAGTTCAAGATTAGGCTAACTTACCAAGAATCACCTCGTTAGGGAAAGCGATCTGTGTTCCCATGTTGAAAAGGATATCAAGCTTGAACACCTTGTCATCCTTGCTGTACCAAAGGTCAAAAGACTGGTCGGCATTCTCCACATCGTAGCCGTAGAAAAGATTTTCAGGGTCGGCGGCTACAATCTTCTTTGTGCCGTTCAGACCGTTGACGGCGACCACGGTGATGTTGGTTCCTGGAAATTTGAACTCACTTGCGTCTGGATGGTCGGACGGAACATAATGATAGTAGTTCTTCTCAACCATGCCTTGAATGAATTCCCTATACATGTCCTCGCCCACAAAAATCTTGGCTCTGTCAAGAACGGCTGCTGGAATAGCCATGTAAACCTGCTTGATAGCGTCATAAGCGGTCGTTCCTGCCGCAATGGTGATTGTGTTTTCCGTCACCTCACCAGCGAATTCGAGAAGTCCCTTGATGCCAAGTTCGGTATTTCCGTTCCAGATGATTGATTCCACCTGTTTTGCGACTTTCTTTGTGATATCGTTGGTGAAATCCTCCTCGAACGGAAGGGTTCTCTCGCCAGCCACAAGTCTGACTTGATACTCAGCCCATTTTCCCAAAAGGTTCTTGTCACAGAATTCCATCATCACCTCGACTGGCTTGGTGGAAATAACTCTCTGTGAAAGTGATGCGTCACCCTGCGCATTCCAAGCACAAGTCGAGCCGTCCTGTAATTTTGGATCGGTGGTCACAATGTTGAGGGCTGCGTCACCCTTGATTCCCGACTGCCTGTTGATGAGTGTGGCGGTCTTTGCGCCCAGAACTGCCTCGTGAAGAAGCGGAAGCCTGTTTTGTTCAACATAGGCTGGTAATGAAGTAGCAATGATGTTTTTAGTTGCCATAGTTATAAGTTTCAGTTAATATTATTATTCTATCTTTCTGAAAATAAATATAATGGATTGTATTAATCCAAACCTTTATTTTCTTTTCGCTGAAGCGAAAGCCTGAAGGAACGCATGATGATCATCAAAATCAACGCTCTCTTTCTTTTTAATCGCCTTGAACTCCTGCTCCGCACTCTCGGCGGCTGGCTCTTTCTTCAATTTGTCAACTTCCTTGATGAGTTTGTCAACGATGTCGTAAAGCTCGTCAATCTCTTTCCTTACCTCCTCAATGGCTTTGGTGTCTGATTCGCCTCCCTCTGTGTCAGGATTCGGGACATCCTCCATTTTTTCCTCAACGGTGACTTCCTCGACAGGAACATAGGTTTGTTTTACCTCGACCGCCTTTCCAAGGGTCACGGATCCGTCCTCATTCCAAGTCAGTGGATAACGGTAAAAAATTTCTTTCGTATCCTCCCATACGCATATAACTGCATGGTCATCACCTGCCTCGACAATGTAAAAGTCGTCAACTCCGCTCGCCCCGACAGCCTCGTAGATTTTCTTATACTTTTCATCGTATGTCTCCTCGAACTTGGCTTTCATTAACTTGAACTCCTCGGTCACGGTCTCCTCTTTCTCGACAATCTCGACAACCTTTCCGTCAGCCACCCGTATAACACGCCCGTCCTCGGCTGCATAGTCACCGTCAGCGGCTGCGATTCTGTTGCCCTCATCGTCAAGGGTGTAAACAAGGTCATCTACCTTGATTTCCTCGCCGTCAAACGAAAGAAGTCCCTTATCGGTTGAGATTTCGGCGAATTGCGCCAGAATGGAACGAAGTCCCATCTTCAATTTTTGAATCTTATTCATCTTTTATTTATTTTGTTTTTTAGTTCCTCGATCATTGAGTTTATCTCGTTGTAGTCATCATCGCTGATTTCCTCCTTATCCTGCCTTTTGTATTCCTGCCTTACGGTGAAAACCCCCTCCAACGAGAACCCATTGAATTTACCATCCTTGATGTCCTTCCATAACTCATCGTCCGTCACATGGAATTCAGCGAACAAAGACCCGTCATGGATATCATCAAACCCTTTAGGGGCAACCCCTTTGTCGGTGTCCTTGATGAACCACTGTACCATGTCAACGCCCTCTATGTTCTTTCCGTCGTGGTCAACGCTGACATTGTTCTGATTCCCCTCCTTCAAGTACTTTTCCGCCATCTGCCTTATCACCTTGGCATCATAATATATGTAATACTCATATCCCTCATCATCAATCCTGTAAATGGGATAATCAGCACGCATGACAACACCATAGACAAGCCTTTTGTCCTCATCCGCCACCATCATCCTCATCTGCTTCTGCTTGCTGAATTTCAAGAAATCCTTCATTACAGCTGGCTCATCGACAAGGGAAATACAGAACATCCCGTCATCCTGTCTTTCTATCGTCGCCCTGTATATCGGTATTTGTCTATCATTAGGCATGTTATGACAATTTTAATTAAATATATTATTCTTTTTATCTATCACATCTACAACAGTTAAAATGTTGATTCATACTCCGATACACTCACTTTTCTTTGCGTGTCCGTGATGTCGGATTCCAATACATAAACCCGTTGCGACCTTTGTAGATCCTCATCCTCCTGCTCCGTGGTCAACTGTCTGGTGTACTGGTAATTGTTCATCAGATTGGCTGCGTTGACTGGCGTTGCGCTGGCTGATATGCCGCTCGGGTTTCCAGACCCGTCCGTGCTGGTCTTCGCAATCGTGGCGACCTGAGCCATTCCAGCCGTTATCGCCATAGCCATGTAAGCCGCTCCAAGGGCTGGCCCACCAAATGGGCCACCCGCCTCCATACCGTTCTTGTAACCTATCACAGCCGCCTGTGCGGTGTTGATTATTGCATTGGCGTAGCTCAAAGCCTTGCCGACCTTGGTGTTCTCGCCTACCATTGTGATGATGCTCCCAAGCACGGACGAAGCCAAATCACCATAAGTCTGCAAACGTTGCGTCTTTGCCTTGTCAACGGACTTGTCGATAGCGTCATTCTTCTTCTTGTTCTCGACAACCCTATCCTGCAAATTCATCTCGTTTTGCGCCATCTCCCTGCGTATCTCATCCTTCCTCGCCTCGGTGGTCAACCAATCCTCCAACTCCTGACGTAATAGTTCCTGCTTTCCTGTTATATAGTTGCGGTAACTTTCCAGTTCGTTGTCGTTCTGTGATTTCAAAACGTCTGCGTCGCCCTCGTTGAATGTGAAGTCATCCTCGCTTTTTAATGCCTTGTTATCCCTTGCCCTGCTCCTTACCTCCAATTCAAGTTCATAATCCTCTTGTAGCCATTTCCTGCGCCTCTCAAAATATGCCTTGCTTTCCTTCTCTTCCTGCTCCCTCTGTTCATTGTCTATCTTATCCTTCTCGTTGGCATACCATTTGGCTATCTCTATGAGTGTCTGGACATCTCCCCTTGATTTAGCCACATACTCGTCACGCTCCTTGTTCAGTTTCTCCAACTCCGTTGCGTTTACCTCCCACATCTTCCTCTGAACCTCTGCAAGTTCATCCTTTGACGTGGATGACGTAGAAGATGAGGATGATTTTGATGTGGATGTTGTCTTGTTAGCCCTGTCCAGTATCTTCTTTCTTTCCGACTGGTACCATCTTTCTATCTCCGCCAATTTCTGTGCGTCTCCCTTAGCCTTCTTGACATACTCATCTCGTTTCTTGTTCAGTTTGTCAAGTTCGGAAGCCATGTCAGACCATATTGATTCGTGTACCTCCTTCCATTCCTGATCCTCGCCTTTCATACGTTCGGATATCATGTCAAAGAACTCCTCTCCAGCCTTTTTTCCCTCCTCGAAGTTCTTCTTGAACGAGATTCCTTTCTTCATGTTGTCCCCCAAGGTCTGGAACGTTTCGACCGCTATCCTCTTCACCTCGCCGAACTCACCCTTGAACACCTTTCCGACAATCTGACCCAATCCGCTGAACGCTGTGATAGTGTTTCTTACAGGCACCAGAAGGAATTCCTTTATGGAATTGCCTACACCTACAACGGCGGCGACTATCTTCTTGAACACCCCGATGGACGTTTCCTTGAACTTTTCCATCTGTTCGTCAGACACTCCGATAATCTTAAGGAAATCCTTCCAATGGGCGATGAGTTCACCCACGGCAATCACCAACAAACCAATTCCTGTCGCCGCAATAGCCTTTTTTATACCCTTTAGACCAGATATCGCCGTGGTGTTCAACGTCTTTATCATCGGAATGAACGACTTTATCTCATTTCCGAACTTTCCCAACTGAGGTGATATACCGCCAAGGTTCGACAATACCTGATTTGCCGCCTCCTCGATTGATGCCGTGTAGTTTCCGACATTCCTCTGGAAGTTGCCCGTGGCTTCGTCCATATTCTTCAACTGGTCGTTGATAGCCTTTATTTGGGGTGCAAGCGTGGCTCGCTCGAAATCGCTTGTGACAGACTTGTACTCCTTTTTGAGTTCCGCCATCTGCTTGACCAACGCATTGTACGAACCCTCCTGTGCCTCTACCTCCGACTTGGTGGCTGTCATCACCTCTTTCAGCTTGCCTTGCGCCTCCGTAAGTTCGGTGACGGTTGTCTGATACTGATCAGTCCCCTTCTCCGTCCTGACCAGCACATCATTGAGCTGCTTGATGTAATCCTTCAACTCCTTTAAGGTCTGTATGGAATTACCAGTATTGACATTTATGATTGGTTTGAACTCTGTTGCCATTCTATGTAGTTTGATTTAGGTTAAATATTTTGTAGACTTTGCCCACCCGTGTAGTCAGCCTTTGAAAGTACCTTGATGAACTGGCATTTCACAGGCTGATATCTTGTCTGGTCGAAGTCAACAACCTTGTTAAGCACCCAGATTGAATTATCGAACCAGAAGAATGACCTCATCCACCTTTTCATGTCAGTATAGGACGGTATAAGCACGTAACAGTCAACGGTCTTGGTGTTTCTGTTATAAAGGTCTGTCAGATAGTTTTTCCAAAATCTCGTGTAAATAGATGAATAATCATTCACAACGTTACGTATATTATAAACTTCTTTTGGGGTTCCGAAATCCATTGTGTATTGCGCCGTCCCGTTTTTTTCGCCACTCCAGTAACGAGAGAAAACAGGCGGATATACCGATGTGATTGACGGGTCTTTCGTGTCGTTGGTGTAGAACCAGCAACGTTTCCCGTTCATCTGGAACATCTCGCCGAAGTCATCGGTAAGCGGCTTCACAACGTCAGACTTTCCGCAATAGAACAAAAGGAAATCACTGATGTTGACAGGCTTCTTGCTTGCCCCGTCCAATTCATAACAGCAAGGCTTCTCCACATTGTCCTCGGTTATAAGATATGAGCCGTCGGGGTTGATGCCGAAAGCTGGAATGTCAACGGTCTTTGTCTTCTCGTCAGAAAGGTCATTCTTCGCATAAATGGTCACTGACATCGAATCATTTGAATATGTCGGGAATGTTGTCTGATACCAAGGCGTGTTACGATAATAGACGGATTTATCCCTGAACATCACCGCATTCTTGTAGATAATTGATTCGGTTATGTCCTTTGTCTCGGAATTGAACTGCCATCCAGTATCCAGTCTCAATTCCCCGTAACCCCGTTTGTGGTTCTTCTCATATTTTTCCGACGCAAACGTTTCGGGTATCTCGTTCTTCATTTCAAGGTAACGTGATTCCAATGTGTTTGGCGTGATCACATAATCCCTGTCCCTCGCTATCTTGTCATCTATGTCTATCGTTGTGTCATTGAACCAAGTGTTCTTTGTCATAATCCTGATGGTCTTCGAGTTCTTGTCCTTGTCCATCAGAAGACCGAATGTTTTGAGATATGATAAAAGATAGTCGGCTGGCGAAGCGTCACCAAATAAAATTGATTTGGTTATCTGCGTGCCAGATCCTATTCCGTCAGCGACAATCGTGAAAGACGGGTCATTGCTTGTCGGCTTGACCTGCTCGCACCATATCTTGACAGACTTCGTGTTAGATGCTGAATATAGTCTTGATGTGTATAGGTTCACGCTGCTGTAATAGTCAGACGAGCCGACCTCAAACCCTATCCTAATCCTGTTGGATTTCGTCTTTGCCACTATGTCCTTTATGTTGAACTGGAAAAGAAGGGCGTTACCGTCCATGTCAACAAGATATCCGTCATCAAACTTTGCCCTTACGTTCGTGAAATCCTTATATACATACTTGTAGTCGCTTGTGTCAAACCAAGGCTGATGAGCGTCCGTCCAGTCGCTCCAAGGGCTGTAAGGTATATAACCGCTTATCATTGTCTGATTATCAACATCATCAACAAAGAACCTTACAGGCAAAGGTGTTGAGTTGGCAAGTTCTGTTGTCAGCCTCCTTGTGTATCGGCTGATGAACAATGTGTTGGTCAAATCACACCTCATCTGCATATAGATGGTGTCGCCGCTGAACTTGCTTCCCTCTGCAAGGTCATCGGTCAGTATATAGCCATCACTATCGTTAATGACATTGCCGTTGACATCAGTGAATGTCAGCCATTGCGTCGCTCTCTTCTTTCCGTCATAGTTGATTTTACTGAACGCTACCGTACCCTCCTTTTCAATCTCGTTGCCCGAATCAGCCAAATCAAGCTGGTTCAACGCTATCCACGATTCCTCCCATACAGGATTATTCGCATTGGCGAAATCCGTGTCCCAATTGACGGTATAGCCGCCGTTGTTGTCGGGATCGGATATAGCCTCCATGACCTTCTTTACCTTCACGCAAGGTCTTTGAAGATATGATCGTAACTCACCAGCCTCCCATTCGTCATGAGATGTTGCAAGTTCAGCAAGGCAATAACCGTTCTTGGGTGCGAAATCACTGTCCTTCTTCACATAGCTATTCCAATACTTGTTATTGTCTATCTTGATTATAGCCTTGTTGTTGTCAAAGTTCTTCGCCTCGCCGTTGTAGCAAGGAACAAAATTGATGTAATTGAAAAGTTTATTACCGTCATTCCCCAACGTATCCCACGCCTTCTTGACAATATCCTTGGTGATTCTGAAATTCATCTCGCTCTCCTTGTCCATCACCCTGCCGTTGTCATCCCTCACCTTGTACCATAGCGATGCCAATGTGGGTTTGTTCCCCTCTTCGTCATTCTGCGAAAGGTTGTAAAGGAAATCACCAAGACCACCGTATAATGTCACGGAATAGGTTATGTTATCCCCTTTTCTCTTGACAGAACCCAATTTGCAATAACCGCTTTCAAGGATATCCCCGTTGTGCCTCAATTGGAAATCCACCCTTTTCATCGGATCGAAATCCGCACCGATAGACGATGAGCCGCTGCCCACACGTCTGTCAGGTTGAAAGAAATGCCCGAATATCTTGTTGTTGTTTGCCGTCCCTTTTATCTCAACGTTCTTTGAGAATGAGTTCTTGACCGCTGTCGGGTTGCTCATGTCCGTGAATGCGTAATTGAAAGGAATGCTGACATTATTATCTATGTCAACACTCCTTCCACCTATGTATAATTCTATTCCCTTCATTATCTTCTGTCCTTCTTTTGGCTCTCGTTCATTGTTATGGTGTAGTTCACCATCTTACGACCGTTGTTGCGGTATGTCAGCCAGTCACATTTGGTGTCTGTCACGACGGTCGGGATTAGCCTGTCATTGATGACATCATACAGATATGTCATATTGCTCTCCAAAAGGTGGTGCATCCTCCGTGAATGCTCATCGTCAAGCCAAGACGTATGCAATTCCCATTTAGGCGTGATGTCATCCATATATCTTGTTGACTGATGCCTTGCCGTTGTGTTGTCCCTCTTGCGGTCGTAACTGTATATGGAAATATTGTCTGACCTCTTTGAGTTGCCTTTCACCAACAATGCGTCCCATCCTCCGAATGCGTTGACATAATAGATGACATACTGACCCTCGCATCTCGGTACACTCCTGTAATACTCCACCCCTCCGATGATATAAGGAACATTAATTCCGTCAGCCCTCAACAGATGGTTGGTGTTAGTCCTGCTCGGATTGATTCCGTTGAAAGCCACCGTATTCCCCTTGTAGATGCTATATGTCACCGATGTCTTCGAGAATACAGACAACGGGATTTCTGCACCGAAAGGAATATCACCGTCAATAGGCTCGCTCAATACCATAAGGTTGCCGCTCATCGGTATAGGATTGTCGTAGCCGTATGAATTGAAATATGACCTTTTGAATATGGTTTCGCCGCTGTCATCAGCGATAGAGAACGAACGGCAATAGTTGGAATTGACAGACTTCTCGGTTCCCCATTTTATATCATCATAAGAAAGATATTGCTTGGCTATATCGTTGACACTCAATTCCGCACGCCCGTCAAGACCATAGACCGCACCCTCATATACAGTCTCACCGTCAGCGAACAACGTGTATTGCGTATAATCACCGACTACTGATATGGAATCATCCTTCCATACTGGTTCAACATCACCTGATGCCGATGATGACTGCGTAAGCGTGAATGACTTGGAATATGTTCCGTAACCGTCAACCCTTGTTCCCGTCAATGTTACCGTATAGGTCTTTGACGTGGTGGCTGTGTTGATGGGATAAGTGATCAATATCACCTTTCCAGATATGACCGCCGACGCTCCGTTGTTCGCTTTCGCCGTGATACCACCAAGATACCAATAGCTGAACTCATTGGTGGTCTGCGTAGAGTTAGCGTCAACCACCTTGTTGCCCCAATCAAACGATATAGACGGGGTTTGGACATCCTGACCGCTTGACTGCTTGAAAGAAACGGTGTTACCTATTGTCAACCAACCGTTCTTTGTATCATACGGCTCGAATCTGACGGTAAAGTTCTTGATTGTTCCCGTGGTGTTCTCTGGACAAGTGGCTTTCGCCTTCACAGTAAGAACCCCGTCAACGACTGACGAACTAATCTCGGTTATTGAACCGAACGATTGGTTCACGTTCCATCTGTATTGACCTCCATAGTTGTTGGTGTTTGTCGTTCCAGTCAGATAGACCACGCCTCCGTTGAAATTCACGGTGTTAGGCGATTCCTCCGTTGTGACATATACTGTCCCGTTGAACTTGTTCTGAATAATCGTATATGACTTCGAGAACTCGCCGTTGCCGTCAATCCTCTTTCCCTTGACGGTCACATAACCAGTCCTTGCGACATCCGTTGTGTTCTTTGCAAATCTGACAGTGACATCAGTTGTCGATGTTGTTCCCGTCACCGTCTCGATTGACGTTCCCTGCAATCCTCCTCCGACCGTCACTGTAACTTGGTTGAGGTTGGTGTATGAGAATTGGTTAGTGGACACAACATCATTCCACTCATAGTTCTTTGAATCCCAAAGGAACGTTATGGTAGGCTCTACCACATTGTCCTTTCCGTCCTGCGTTATGCTGAACTGAGCCGTCGCCTTTCCAGAATTGCCGCTCAACGTCACCGTCCCCTGCCTTTGGCTTGAACTGGTGTTGGCATCGAACTTGACATTGACGTTGTTCCCGTTTATGGTAGCCGATGCGTTGACAAGGGTTCCCGTAACAGTTGCCGTTATACCAGTAACCCCCTCGGCGATGAATGTGTTGGTTATCGTGGTTGTCTTTGCGTCAACAGTCTGATTCAGCCATCCCAGCGTGATTCCAGCCGTCACCGTCGAACCCTGCTGTCTTATGGTGAATGACTTCATCACGGTGTTGCCGTCGGGATCCCTTCCGCTCAATGTAACGGTCGCCTCCCTTGCCGTGGTGTCGGTGTTCTTGGCATATGACACAACCACATAATCCACTCCGCTTTCCTTTGTAAGTCTCGCCGATGCGTTGACAAGGGTTCCCGTGACAGTTGCCGTCAATCCACTGACATTGACAGCAATATAAAGGTTCTTTGTCTCAATCGAATCAGCTGTAGCACTGACCACATCGCTTCCGAACCCTATCTGTGGGGGTTGAATTTTTTGTATGAATGTGGCGACACTCTTATACTCAATTGAATTGAATGTCTGCTTCGCCGTCACGCTTATAGTCCTTGGTGTTGACCCCGTGTTCGCCGAATATGCCACCGTTCCTTTTATGTATGTGCCATCAGGATTATTGATGTTTACTATGGTGCAATTCTCGCCCGTGAATGACACTCCACCGTCGGTGATCATATTGGTCTGGCAAACGAACTTGTTCTGTCCAGATGCGGCATCGACTTCCGATTTCTCAAACTCAATGGTCAATGACGGTTCCGCTCCCTCCTGCGTCACTGTCACTGGCTCGCAACTATAATCATAACTGCCGTTATAGAAAGGAACAAATTTGGCTGTCCAGCTGCTATCCCTTGCGATAGACATTACCCCCAAGACAAGTTTCGCCCTCGCCGTGAAATTGCCCGTCGCATCGTCATAGGTCATCCCAAGTTCCGTGAATGTCCCTGTGTTGTCACCCAGCTGCCAATAATAATCCTCGTTCACTGTAGTACCCGTCATAGGGGCATTGGTGACAGCGGTGTAATATACCGTCCCTCCAGATGAACCGATTTTTGTTGGTTGAGCCGATATCTCTATTGATATGTTTTCGGATTTCAACTGGTTGATGGTGAATGACTGGCTATATTCGCCCTTGCCGTCTATCCTCGTTCCCGTAACCGTAACCACCCCGACCTTTCCAGCCAATGAAGACTTGTTCTCCCCGAACGTCACGGTTATGTTACCGTTGTTGATATTGACGTTAGCGTTGCTCAATGTCCCCGTTATCGTGGCTTTCAGATTGATGAGGTTGGCTGATGTGTATGTGTTCGTGACGCTTGTCGCCGATGCCTCGACAGTCTTTGATGTCCACCCCAATTCTATTGACGGCGGCAAATCCACCGCCTTCTTCTGAGTGAACTGGAAAGGTATTGAATATCTCTTTCCGTCAAGACCAGTTCCTACAAGATTGAAATAGGCGATCTTCGAAGCCGTTGTGTCAGTATTCCTTCCGAACTTGATTATTATTGTCTGATTGTCATTGTTGACACTGAATGAGGTTATAGCCACCGTTGTATCCTCCGATCCCGTGGCGGTGACATTGGTCACGTTCTTGACGGTATAACTGTTTTGCACTGACGTGTCATAAGCCTCCACCTCCTTGTCATACCATGCCAACTTCATCTCTGGCGTGGTGTTCGCACCTTGGTTGATGACGTACCTCTGCGAATACTCACCGCTACCGTCGGCGGCTGTCCCCTTCACCGTCACTATTCCCTGCCTTGCGTTGTCCCTGTCCTCGTTCTGCCCGAACGTGACAATAACGGTACTGCCATTGATTGATGCCACGGCGTTAAGAAGGTTTCCCGACACCGATGCCGACAAGTTCGATATGTTGGCGGTGGTCATCGTGTTTGATTTTGATGCCACATTATACGCAACCTCCTGTATGTCCTCCGTGAACCTTATAGACGCTCCACCAGCCTTTCCGTCCTGTGTTATTTTGAAAGTCTTTGAGATGCTTCCAGTTCCGTCTATCTTGTCACCCGTCACAACTATCGTAGCCGTCTTCGTGTCCGATGAGTTGTTAGCGTCAAACGTAGCCACTATATCGTTTGAGTTGACGGCTAATTTGATGTTGCCAATCAAGCCGCTGATTTGCTGCTGAACCTCGGCGGTGATGTTCATGAGGTTGACAGCCGTGTATGTGTTTGTAGCCGTTGTCGCCGATGCCGATACGGTTAACGAATCTTTGCCCAATGCCAACGATGATTCCGTTGTTCCGCTCCCTGCCTGTATAAGCCTGAACGTTGTCGATAACGCACCCGTTCCGTCAAGACCATAGCCGTTGAGGGTGATATCCACATGTTTTGGGGTCTCCGTCTCATTTGCGTTCAGATATTTCACAGTAACCGTCTTCTTGTCAACATCAACCATAGGATATACATCTGTCGGGGACATCGTTGAATTGCTCTGGCTAACTCCGATGTAACCGACATTATCAGCCGTGTACCCTATTTCACCAGTTGTCCCGCTATATGGTATGTATAAACTATTTTTTGGAAACTTGAATTCCTTATCCAAGACTGGCTGCGAACCACCCCATTGAATGTATGGAATCCTCTTGGTGTATGTCATCGACGTTACGTCTGTCCGCTTGCCCGTCAATTTAAGAAATCCAGTTTTCGCATTTGCGGTTGAGTTCACTGGTATATTCGTTATACCCATCACCTTGTTGTCGCCGATACCAACATCCCAAGAAAACCTCGCCGTTGTCGATGCCAATCCACCTTCTATCTCACCCGTAAGGTTAGAAAGGTTATTCATGACAAAAGTTGTCTGCCATGACGTAGCCCCAGAATTGATTATGATGTAGTCCGCATTAGGCGTTATTTCAGGTGCCGTGTCAGGTTTTCCCCATACATTATCGTCGCCAAGATAAACGTTTCTGCAACTTGCGCTGTCAACATAGAAATTGTCAATCGACCCCGAATACAAGATAAGGTATCCGTCATCATCAATAGCATAATGATAGTCGAAATCCGTCAATGACACGTATGAATTTCCGTCTCGCTCAACGTCAACCGCAACTGTCACGTCTACCTCGTCAATCCTAACATTTTTGAAGTTGGGTATCTCCGTATCAGACAAAAGCAAATCACCGTTACTGTTTGATCTGACTATAAGGTTATGCAAGGTCATTGTCCATTTTCCCTCGGGTGGCACACGGCTTCCCTTGCCGTTGTCCCTGTATATCATATCAAGATTGTCATCAGTCTGATAATCATTGTCAAAATATATCCTCATACTATATTCTCTCTATTT